CTATTTGCCAAATACTTGGCATCACCGTGTCGTTCATGTTGTAATGTCCCTTCATCGCATAGCTTGTGCGCGGAGTGGCCTCCATGCGATGGAAAACAATCTGCCCGATCAACATGCCTGGGTACAAAGGAATTGCATGTACCTGACGAATGTTATGCAGTTCAAGCGTCAGGCGGCTGCCGTAGAAGCCGGGATCAATAAATGCACTCAGAGCGTGAGAATATCCTTCTCGCCCACGGCTTGATTTAAGTGCAAATTGCCCGGCAACATCCTCGGGCATATTCAGAATTTCTTGCGTGCAAGCAAGACAGAATTGACCGGGGCCAAGCAGCCATGGATTTTCTTCTGTGTAGCCTTGCAGTGGCGCACGAACAAATTGCTCGCTAACAACTGATTCGATCATTATTTCGTCGCCCAGTCGAACGTCGTAACTCGCTGGGTTGACTTGATCGGGCGAAAAAGGAAGAACCATCGCCTGATCTTTGCACAGGCGCTCTATTTCGTAATCCTGAAGAATGGGCATAGCAATTCAAGTGCCAATTAATACCTGGAGGATTCGCTTAACTTTTTGATCCCCTTGCGCAAATAAGCATAGTGCCGAGTGTCCTTAAGTAAAGCGGGCTGCCCGCAAATGCAACAAACGCCATGTGCTGATGTGCTCGCTCCTTCCCTCGGCTCTCCATAGAGAATTCCGCAACGCGAGCAGCAAGTGTTTGCGGTTACCAGCGTGCGCAGCAGATCAATGTTCTTCAAACGCCGCCTCCGCGATGGCCGGAAAACAGCGACCAAATATTTGCTGGCATTCCTCAGCAATTTCTCGATGCTCAAGTTAGGCTTCATGTCTTAAATGGGAAAATTGCTTGATGGCGCGAGATCCTCGATATATGCTCAAGAAATTTGTCGTGTGACATTTTATGTTTCATCCAATTGCACGTAGAACAGCATGGGACACAATTGCCATTAATGTAGCCAATTTCATTGTATATCCTGTCAATGCCTGTATATGCAAAATTTCCACTTGTTTTGCCAAGTCCCTTTGATATGGTTTGTAGACCAGATCCACAATAAACACAATTTTTTGTGCATATAGCTTTGAACTCTTCCTTTGAGAGCATAAAGTCAAGCCCGCGCCTATCTGCTCGATTTGCGTAAGAATAATAAAGCTGATTAAAAGCCGCTTCTCCAGGCGGAAGCTGCCATGATTTGTTTTTAGGACCAACGCTGCGCCATATACTTGATTCGTGCTTCATGCATCCACGGGAAATCATTTTGTGCAAATGCCCGGATGCTATTACTTTTTCTTTATCGCAATAAGAGCAATGGATTTTAACTTTTGCTCTTTTGCTGGCGCCTTGTGATATAACTTCAAGCACTGTTATTTTGCCATTGCTAAATTGTTGGCCAGGGGAGTATTTCAGAGGTCTTGGCATTTGTTCCAGTTAAGAGCTTCGCCTATGATAGGAAATTGCTCGACAAATATTTTCCTGCACTCAATAGCAATTTCCCTGTGCTCCAATTGAGTTTCTTTAGAGCTTCGCAATTCTATATAGTGAATCCACGACCTTAGTGTTGAATGCATATATAAAGTCGTTGGCGTACAGAGAGGAAGAATTCGACGAGCAGTTTCTTTTGCTACGCCCTGGGCCAACATTGCTTCGTACACGCCATAGGCTTTACCAATGACGTTTCCTGCTGCAGAGCGAAAACGAATCTCGTCGTCTTCAGGCAAATCATCAAAGCTGTTTTGACGATTCTTGTCATCCTGTCGCCGAAATTTGGGAATCTCAGCGATTGAAGTCTGCGCGTAGCGCGTAGAAAATTCCTGGAAGGAAAAGCTTCTGTGCCTAAGGATTTGAGCTGCAATATCGCGCTCAGTATCAATCTTTAGGCACAAGGAAGCCATTTCAAATGGACTCCAGTGAGAGTGCTTGATCAAATAGCGCAACAACCTGGGTGCAGTTGCATCGTTGTCTTGATTGGCGGGATTTGATACCCGCGCCATCCTGACAATTAATTTTTCAGCATCAGGTGTGCAATGAATGAACTCAACTTTATTATTCATCTTCGCCTTCATCTTCGTCTTCAAAGTTAGCTTCCACTTGCGCCAAAACATAACTCGCAAAAGCAACATGCGATGCCGCACTTTGCTTGTTTGCTGGAGCGTTGGGAAAAGACTCTTTCCAGTAGTCCTGGAATAGATCACTGAGAGCCTGATTTAATACTTCGTTAGTCATTGCTTTAGCTCTTGTTTCATGTATTTGTGGGCCAATCCAGTATAGAGCATGTAGAACTCATGCCCTTTTTTATCTCGCCCATCTTGCAAGAACCAGCCATCAAGCCGTTCCTGCTTTTTGTTTTCTTCGATTGGATCAATGAGCATGTCAATGAGTGCTGTGTTTCTCGATCCAGCGTGCGGCCTGGGCGCACCGCCACCCATAACAGGCAGCGGCACGCACCAGAGCCCTCAGATTGACCGTCAGGGGCGCCTCTGAGTTCCAGACCGACTCGATAATGGCATCGGTTTCGGCGTCAGTCATCGGGCGTCAGGAGCACTGCCTGACCGTAATAAGGGGCAAGGTCACTGTTCATGAGAAGGTGCCTGGCCTCGATGGCCGACGCCGCCTGAAATGGACGGAAAATGTTCAGGCGAGGGATGTGAAAGACGTAGCGCTTGTCGTTCATTCTCTGTGTGGGTTTGGTTGTGATGCGCAACATACAAGATGTGCGAATGAAAAATAGCAGTAAAAGTAGCAGTCGCAATCAAAAGGCAAAAAGCATTTGCAAGCTTGTCGCGAAAGTTCATTTAACTAAATCCGTGAGGATGGGCGGTTTGTAGTTTGGCCCCTTCAGAACCTTCCCGTCGTGCCTGCGCATAACTTTTCCGTTTTCGTCAAGCTTGCTCATGTTGCTCTCGAAAACGCGATGCAGCGCTTCGTCAAGATCCCAGCCGAGATATTCGGCCATTTGATAGCAGACAAAAACAAGATCAGCTAATTCTTTGAGAAAATCTTCTCTTGCTGCTGTGGCGCCACGGCTGCCTTCATATGAAAAGCTTGCAACCATTGTTTCGTTATATTCTTCGCGAATCAATAATCGCTGCAATTCAAACTGATCTCGATTCCAGTCTTTTGGGAGCCCAAAAACTTCCCTGAATTTCCGTGCCTGTTCTTGAAGGGTTTGCATGGTTGAAATGGCAAAACAAAGGCCCCGCCGAAACGGGGCCGATTTGTCCGGCTGTGATCAGATCACAGATCGAGATCGTCGCCCTCGTCAGCGGCGTCTGCATCGCCCTCAAAGGCGGTCAGAACGATCTTGCCTTCCTCGGCGGTCACTTGCACCTTGGAGCCGGGACCAAAGCCAGCAATGCTGCTGTGACGGTTGCCGACGACGCAGTTGCCGGTCTTGCCAACGGTGATCACGGGCTGACGACCACGGCGAACGGTGTAAGAGCGACGGTTGGAGGGCGGCACATAACCAGTGCTGGCCTCGGTCATCGCCTTGAAGAAGGCGGGCTTGTGATAACGGGTCTCGCTCTCGCCAGTTTCGTTATCGGTTACAAGGGTGTAGTAACCAGTTGCAAAAAGAACTTCCTCGATGGGATCTTCTTTGTGCGCAGCAACGTAGTCAAGCAGAGCCTGACCCGTCATTTTGTCGCCCTTGACTTTGGTTTTACCCACTTCAGGAGCTTCGGTTTCTTCGATTTCAGGAGCGAGAGTTGCAGGTGCCATTTCGGAATCAACGGGATCTAGGACGTTTTCTGCGCCCTGTTTTTTGCGAGCCATAACGGCTGGTGTGGTTGACCGATGCAAAATAACATGGCAACCGGGCTTTTGCAAGTATCGCTCGTCAGGGAGCAAATACAAAAGCCGCCCCACCAGCTGCTGCTTCATTTAGGCGCGTCACTGTTACGTGAACGCCAGGAACGCCATCCGGCTTGCAATAAAGCTTGATGGACGAAGCGGCGACAATTAAGGCGTCGTCATCGTAACATACTTTTGTAAGAGCGTCGCCACATGCGCGTAACAGTTTGTCGGCGTCGCCCAACTTGCTGTGAAAAACGGGCGCGTTCGATTTCAGTTCGCCCTTGGCATTGAAGTGGGCCTTCGGGCGCGGCATGTAAAAAACGGCGTGCAGGGCGTACAGGCCATTCGTCTGCCACATGTTTGGGCGCATGATCAGGGCCATGCGACCGATACTGCTGCGCCACTGGTGAAGCCCTTTGGACTGCTCGACCATCGCTACGGCCACACGTTGTTTCCCGTTCGCATCGGTCCAGGTTCGGCCGAAAGCGCTTTTGGAGCCCTGGGTTTCAGGTTTTCCGGCGACGAAGAAAGAGAAGCTTTGCTCAGCGCACTCTTCAAAGTTGGTCAGCAGGTTCAGCGTCACTTTTTTGCTGATCCTCTTTGTAAAGCTCGATCAACCTAGCAACGATGACACGAATGTGATATTTATCAAATCTCTCGTAAAGTTTTTCTGCTATTTTTTTGCAGCCATCTGCTGATACAAACCGTAAGTGCTTGATTGGCTTGAGCTTTTCTTCTCTGTTTCTTAGCAGATAGTGATCGCAGCAAACGAATACATCTTTGAATTTTCTTCCTGCGCCTATGTCTTGAAGTAAATGCGGGTAATCGAAATAGAGCATACGCAGAAGCCTGTATGCCTCATACTTTTTAAGCTTTTGCGATCGAGGCATGTATCGAATACATGTCTTCAGCCGCTTAAATTCAAAATACTCACCAGGAAAATTAAATCGCTCGTCTTCATTTTTCAGCCAATTGATCAGCTTTGACGCATATTGAGTTTGCGTTTTGTCTTGTATCGCAACTTTTGCGCAATTGGCGAGAAACTGATTGATACTTTTCGACGTGATGCCCAGCCCGTATGTGTAGTTGTAGAAAAAATCAATAATGCCACTGAGCTTTGCGTCTTTACCGTTAAAGGTTTTATATCCTAGGTACGTTTTTCTGCTCATTATTTTGCACATTGTCACGAAGAACGGCTCTGAATACTGACCGTTCATCACTGTTGACAAGTGCAGTCGCGCTTCTGCTACAAGCCGTGCGTCGTAAAAAATATCGTCCTTAGCCGTGGGCATTAGCGAGTGCTAGATCAATTTTCGCCCGAAACTCTTCAAGAGTTCCGTCGTTTTCGATGATCCTATCAAATCCATTCCACTCGTCTAGCGCACCTTCTGATACGTGAGACCAATCGTGCCCTGCGGATGGCCGAACAATTTTCCACATTTCGCCGCCCATTTCTTTTATCGCCTCGGCTTCATTCGGGAAGCGAACGTCATCAGCGATTACAGCATCAAATTTTGAAGCCCTTGCTTTCCACGCACGAATCCAAACATCGTCGCAAACATAATCCCTGCCCCATTGCGTGCCAAGAGTTTGCAGGAGATAACGGCAGCTTGCATTGAGTTCTTTTATGACAACAGCTTTGTCAACCCACGCAAGTTTTATTGCCTGTTCTTTTTCGTATCCAAAGCTTACCAGAAATTCAGTGATCATTCTTTTCAGCGGCTCGGCGAAGCTGACTGGCTGATAACCCTTGTGAACCAATACCGTTGCCGCCAATGTCTTGCCAGACTGAGGGGCGGGGCTATAAATACCGATTAGCTTTTTGGGCATTGAAGTTCTGCGTGCATTTCAGGATACAAGAAAACCCCCTTTCGGGGGCTTTCCAGCTTGGACTTACGAGCATTTTGTCTTAGTGAGGCCCAGAAGCCTATGGGTTGGCTGGAACCGCCTCACTCCGCGATCAGACCCCGAGACGTTGCGGACGCCGTGACCTTGCAAGCTACCGCCTGGCCCGAGCAGTAGAGGTGTTGGCGAGGGGGAGACAAAACAGCAGCGACAGGGATCAATACCTGCTGTGCCCTGCCAAGAGATCAGAACGCTACATCTTCATCAGATACGGAAGAGCCGCGCTTGCTTGCATAACGCTCTTCACCGGGGCCACTGTTTTCAGGAATGGTGAAATGAAAACCATCCATGTAAATGGCGTAGTAAGGAGTGTTATCCTTCTTGGATTCTTTTTGAAGCACGTTTTTGATGAGGCCAGTAATGGTAACCTGGCGACCATCTTGATTGATATAGCGCTGAGCTAGCTCAATCTTTTTGCCGTAAAAAACAGCGTTAACAAAGTACGACTGCTTGCCGTTGCCAGACTTGCAACGAATAGAAACGGTTGCAGTTTTGCCGTAGTCAGTGTCTTTGACTTGAATCTCGCCAGTTGTATAACCGGTTGCGGTGAGAATCATGATTCAGTGAGCCGAGGAAAAGTGGTGTTTTCAAGGGAGCAATAAGCTTTGTAGCGCTCGATGAACTCTTGCGCTGCAGCCTTTAACTCCTGTTTGTTAAGGACGTGAATGTGTGGCTCACGCCAGTCGTAACAAATGCAGATTACACCCTGAGTTATTTCCGTGTCAAGTTCTCCGCGCTTAACGGCAAGATTATGAGCAAGTGCGTAAGCGGCAATTTGAATTTCTGCCTCTTTGTAATGAGATATTGACTTTGGTTTCTTTTTGACGCCCTCCTCTTTGTATGAGCGTACGGTTTTCCAGTCCCAGATGCTGTATTCGCCCTCCCAGAAGAGCCTTGCGTCAGCAGTTCCTGCATAGCCAAGATGACAATGAAGAACTTCTTCGATTAAAAATGATGGATGACTAACACCGTGCTTAAAATTATTTTCTTTGATAATCTCAAGTACAGGTTGTAAATACGTCATATACTCTGGAACGTTATATGAGATCATTTCATCCATACTCGCATGATCCATTCTGTGCTTTTGTGCATCACCAAAGAACGAGAGTTCAGTTTCTGAGTGAATAATTGTTCCTCTGCGCTGCGCTCGCTCCATGATGTCTTGCCAGTTCGGCTCCATTTGGCGCCAAATTTCAAGACCCTTTAACTTGTTTGGATTGAACAGTTCTGCTGTTCTACCAAGAACAGAACTAACCGAGATGTATTCGGTATCTTCTTTTGTATAAATACCAGATTTAGGATGGGCCATTTCTCTGCTGTGGGATGAATGGCAATTGTACTTTGTTTTTTTGCTGAGCGCAACTACCTGTGTTTTCCTGCAGTCTTGCGTTAATAAGCCTCCAATTGATCTCGACCTGTCTGCCTGTCGGCCATGTAACTTCGCTCTGTAGAACCGTTACCTCTGCTGGCTGAACAGTTGCAAAACGTATCTTGCAAGAATTGCATATTCTGATTCGATGCCAATCGCCCTGCTTTGATCGAGTTGTTCTAAAAACATTCGTATTATCTGATTGACAGGCGGGGCATTTAGGATTTGCGATTGTTCTATTCATTTAAGCTTTCTAGTTTCTCAGCAAGATCCTCAAGTGTAGACACTGGAACTCCAATCAGGCTTGCGTCATCACAATCGCAATACTCCTCAAAAACATTAGCTAAATGCTTTAACACATTTGCAATTCCTTGAGCGACAGTTTCGCCTTCTTCAAATTCATCAATAAGACGTTCGGCGCAGCTTGAAGAGATCATTGTGATTCCAGCTCGTCGGCGATAGCGAGAAGTTGTAATTTGTCGCGTTTGCAGTACAACGCAGCAGCTTGCAGGGCGGCGGCAATAACCAAGGGATACGGCTCACCATCCTGACCCATGACTGCATCCATTACGGCCTGCGCTTGTGGCGATAGTTTAGTCATTTGAAGTACCAAGCAACGATGAAAAGAATCAAAACAGCAGAAAGTAGCGTGGACTGGTAATCAGTCATTCGTACTCTCCAGCTCGGCGGCGATGGCGAGAAGTTGAGCGTGGATGTGCTGGCGCTGCTCCCATTTGGAATCAGACATCAACTGGTAGTCCCGAGGCCATGGCTCACCCTCTCCGGCTGGTGGTTCAAACTGCTCCGGCACCACCTGCTCAGCAGCAGCTCGCAGGGCGGCGGCGAGGGCATATACGTTCTTGTAAATGTGTGGGTTGCGGTAAGCATCCAGCACCGCCTGCGCGTGGGGGGACAGCGAACTTCTAATTTGGCGATCATTAGGAGTTGGCTTGGGTTCAGTCATTGGTTCCCCCAGCGGGAAAGGACGGCGCGGGCATACTCCAGTGCTGAGTGGTTCAGGCAGACGCGAAAGATGCCGGGTTTGACCTGGCCGCCAGTCGCGTCGCTGCAGACATTGGCTGCATAACTGAACTCATCCCGCATGGTCTCGGGCATGAGATCCAGCAGCTCTTTATCGGTAGGCTGGTCAGCGACAGAGGCCGGTTCCCTGCCATCAGGCACAGCCGGTTCATCTGGCTCGATGACGGGGCGGTCCCAGCAAGCGACCGCTCGCAACCCTGCAAGCCAGC